CGGCAGCCCGCCCTTACCGAACCCTGCCTTCTCAGCGGGATACCAAACCACCGGGCAGATCGTCAGCGGCTTCTGCTTGGAATCCAGGTACTGGCCCTCATCATCCACCTCCAGGTTCAGGCTGCCATCAGCCCGCTTGGTCAATTTGTATAACGTCCACTTCCCCGGTTCGATCACCCGGTAACGCTCCTCATACTTCACCCCGAAGTCCCCGGTGTCATCGTCCACCTCGGCCCATTCCAGGAAGGTGCAGCGGGTTACCACCTCCACTGAATCCACGATCGCTGTTCGCCAGTTCAGGCAGGTTGAGCGGGTGCGGTTGACCAGATACGGGCGCCGCTTCAATGCCGCCTCGCTAGCCCCATCGGTGGGCTGGCCATCGGGCATCTCGACAAGGATCGGCACTCCGCCATCACGCAGGCATAGCGCATCCACGGTCATCCAGAATGCCTGCAGGCTGTTGCCTTCTAGGTCTACGTTGTCCTGGCTCTTCTCAAAGCTGGCCGGAGGATCTTTCAGCTCACTGCGGGATAGCACCCCTGCGAAGGCTTCGATGCCAGCCTTGAAGAAGTCGCTAAACACCGCACGACCCAACCGGCCGGTGTAAGCGCCTTCAGGTTCTGCTGGCTCTTTCGGCAGGTACTTCTTTTTTGTCTCTTCACCCTTGAGGCAATACCACGTATCAAAGGCACGCTGTAGGTCATCGGCGTGTTCCCGCAGGATCGGATGCTGAAAACTTGGTAGCTTCGGATCGTTGCCAGGATGCTCAGACTTCACTGCTGCCCATACCCGTGGCCTATTGCCTGAGCTTTCCGCCTAGAGCTTCACGGCCTTCGGATGGGGCTTGCGGCGAGGGCTGAATAGCGACGGCTGCACTACCTCGACTGGTGCGGGCCTGGGCTGACGGGGGCGCCGCTCACGGGGCACAGGTGCCACCGTGGGCACGTCAAGCCCTAGGAGACCCTGCCTGAACTGCTCCAGGGTGCGGCCTCGTAGCTGGGCCTTCAGACGGTTGTGGAACTGAATCATCGGCCCCGAGGGGTAGGGGCGTTTGAATGGATCAGCGGCCCAGCGCTCCAGGAGGCCACGATCAGCGGGGCGCAGGTTGGCGAAGGAAGCCTCGGTCAGGGCATAGAGGGCGGCGGCGATTGCCGCCTCTGCTGCCTCCGGCTGGTGCTGGCTAAACAGGGTCAGCTCATCCTCCAGTTCGATGGTGCCGACCATGCCGCCCAGCATCTCGGTGATCTCCTCCTGCGTGAACACCGGCAGGGCCTCGACAACCTGGGCGAGCGTCTGCCCCTCGGCCAGCATCCGGCGAACACGGGGGTAGTGCTCACGCCACTTGCTGGGCATTTTCACGTCATAGCCGTGGTCCCTGATGTGGTGCTTGATGGCCCCCTCGATAAACGCGCAAACGCAGGAGCTGAGCGCATAGGGGCGATCTGTGGCGGGGTTGATCCGCTTGGGGTCGTACCGGCGGCAGCCATTGATCAGCCCCTCTAGGGCGGGGCCGATGAAGTCTTCATAGGGCCTGCTGCAGCGTCGGGACCACTTCGCAGCGGCTGCCTCAGCAAGCCCCTGGTTCTCCACAATCAGCCGCTCAGATAGCTCTGTGCGGGGTGGTGAGCCGGGCTTGGTGGGCTGCTCTAGCGGCTGTCCCTGACGAACACTTCGCCGCCGTCTAGCAGCAGGGTTTGCCCCTCGCCCTGGTGGAGCTTGACCTTGGGTGATACTGGGCTCCAGCTCCCCCCGAAGCGGAACACCTCCAGGAAGCTCCCCTGAGAGGTTTGGCGTAGCCTCCAGGTTCCGGCTACAGGCTTGCCCCGCAGTTGCGTTAGCGGCGCCTTCGGGAGGGTTAGGGAGGGCATTGGTGGGTTGTGGTTTGGGAAGGGTGGTAGTCATAACCGGGCAGACCTTCTGCTGGCATGGTCGTCTCGGAGAGCGTCCAGCGCCTCGACGGGAAGCAAAATGCGACCATATGCATTAGCACCAATATCAACGTAGGCCTGCTGCCAACCAAACAATGCACTTCCGGCCATTCCAGTAGGATTGCCCCCTAGATAGTCAATCCGGGTTTCAGGTATCTCACCAGGCCAGGTCTGTCCCAGTAGCCAATCGACAACCTCAGGCGGCGGAAGGTGCGGGTCGCGGGGGGTGGTGTCCATGGGTTCGGTGGGGTGATGGGATGGTGGGATGGTCTACAGGTGCCGATCAAAGCCGAACGTCTAACCTGGCGGAATACCTTTGCGGGCCGCCATAAATAAAAGCTATATCCAAGTCAACCGATTCAACCCTAAGGCCAGTTTGCTCTGAGAAGCGGTTAAGTATGTCAGAGATCGCCCCGGCAGTTGTGTCCTTCAGAAGGTTTAACTCTTCCAGGGTTAGATCATTGGCGGTCTTAAGGGTGTGGTCGGTGGGTTCGGTGTTCATGGGTTTAGTGGGTTCGGTGTTCATCGGAAGCCGGGGATGGGTGACCGCCGCCGGGGTGGTGGGGGCTCCGGCTGCTGCTGCGGTAGGCCGTGGCCGTAGGTGGCGGTGCTCACCCGCATCGGGCCGCCGGGTCCGTAGCCCAGATCTGCAGCAAAGATGCGATGCAGCGGGTAACCCACGGCATCATTGGGATGGTCGTAGCCAGTCTTTTTGTCCGGTTCGCCTTGCTCGTTGTAGGGCTGTCGCTCTAGGGCCTCGATCAGCCGTGGGCACTCTGGGCTGATCCAGAATCGCGTTTCCCCCTTGGCGTTCAGCAGCAGGGCCTGCACCACGTTCACCCGATCGCGTACCGGGGGATTGGCATCAGGGGCGTAGTTGATAAAGCCGTATGACTTAAGGATGCCGATGTCCGACAGGCTGGCATTGGTGCTGCGGTTGGCGCCGCTGGCATCGGGATAGGCCCAGATCAAACGCTCGGGGAATCGTTCGCGGACCTTGCGGCATAAGTCATCGGTGTCATGGGCGCCCATGATCTCGGCGAAAGCGTGGGCAATGCCTTTGCGCACCACTAGCAAGATGCCCGACATGTTGCCTACGTTGAAGTCAATGCCGATCAGGATCTGATCAGTGTTCCGCAGCCCATCGGGCAGGGGCCTGACGTGGTGATCACGACTGAAGCGGTCGTAAACCTGGCCACTCTTCAGGTTGATGTAGATGCCCTCCATGTAGGCCTTGAGCATGTTGCTGGTGTATCGGGTGCGCAGGTTGTCCAGGTAAGACTCGGGCAGATGCGGGTTGTCCTGGGTGCGCATCCTGATCAGCCTCTTGCCAGGATCGGCCTGAGCTTCAACGGTGCCAAAGGTCTTGTAATGCCAGACGAATCCTTCGGGGGTGGAGAGGAAGACAAGCTGGCTGACATGGCCAACCCGGATCCGGCCGAGGATCTTCTCGTAGCCCCGTGCGGCAATCTGCTCCTGAACGGTGTCCACCTCGTCAACAAGGGCCCATGCCCAGTCGGGGCCAACGATGCGTTTGAAGTTCTCGAAGCTGCGGGCTAGTACGGGCGTATCACCATCGGGCAGGTGGAGGATGTGCTCGGGTAGTGGTGATGCGCGGAAGGTGTAGGGGATGCTGTAGTGATCAAGGAAGGCATCAAACTTCCTGATCCAGATGTCCCGCAACATGGGACCGGTAGGCTCCAGCACGCAGCCGATGAAGCCCTGGTTCAGTACCGCAAGCTGAAAGGCTTTGGCACACGCGCCAAGAGTCTTGCCTGCTCCGTAGCCAGCGGCAACACCGATCTCGCGGGTGGTGGTGTCGTCGAATAGCTGCACCTGGCCGCCGTGGAGGTCGTCGCGGATACTTGCGAGGGTGGCGGGGATGTCAAGGCACATGTGCGCCGCTGCGGTGCTTTCCAGCTCCAGTAGGGCGAGGCGCGAGGAGGGGTCAGGGGCGCGGATGGGGGTCATGCGACTAGGGCCTCCAGCAGGCTGCGCTGTTCGCTGCCAATGCACGCAGGCGATAGCCACAGCCGCTCCCGGCGGCCGTTTAGCCCGTTGGTGCTGTAGCCGGCTCCTCCTCCTGCCTTCCCCTCGGTGACGGTCCACCCGTGGGCCAGCAGTGCATCGTGCTCGGTGTCGTAGCCGCAGAGAATCACGCGCAGCTCACGCGGCGCCGTGGCACACCATTCGCGCACGGCCAGGCCCACATCGGCATCCACGTGGGCGTAGAGGTCGCCGGAGGTGGCATAAGGCGGATCCAGGAAGATCGCCCGCGTGCCATCGCCGCCGGTGCCGCTGCGGGTGACCGATGGCTTTACCACCCGCTTCCACGATCCGCAGGTGATGCGGACCCGGCGGAGACGATCAGCGAGCTGCCCCATGTACGCCTGAAGCTGGCCCTGCCCTGCATCCCCCAGGTGGGGCAGCTTGCGGTTCACGCCCTGCCCTGCATCCCCCAGGTGGGGCAGCTTGCGGAGATGGCCATCCACCACCCGCCACGGGCCAGGGCCGAAGGGGTCGCCGATGCCGCAGGCCACCACGTAGAGCCACCACCCAGCCGCATTGGCGTCATGCGCCTCGGGCTCACCCTCAAGCCATGCCACCAGGTCGGGTGTGCGGCGCTGCTGCAGCCAGGCCAGCCGAGCGTGATAGTCGATCTCAGCCACGGGCCCCCATGCGTGTCGGGCCACCTCAACAGGGCTGAGCTGAATGGCACGCCAGGTGTTTACCAGCCAGCCATCCGCATCGTTCAGGGTCTCAACCCGGCGGCCGGTGAATGCAGGCCGGGCCAGCAACACTGCAGCCGATCCGGCAAACGGCTCGACATAGCCAGCGGGATCGCCGAGGGCTTGCCAGATGCGGGCAGCTGCGCGTCGTTTGCCGCCAAAGTAAGGGAAGGGGGCGGCGAGCGTCATCCCACCGGCCCCACTCGATACACCGCCCAATAGGCGCCGGGCCCTG